GTCAAGTTATGTTTGATAGGGAGTCGGATTTTTTCAAAAATTGTAATGAAGTTCTAACTGAGAACATGCATAAAGATTACATCGATTATATGGTCCACCCTTATACTGACGTATTTGCGTTACGTAGTAAATTTGATTTTTCTTGTATAAATTTTTCTATTGGATACTATGATTATCATTCTCCAAACGAGTATGTTGTTGTAGAAGACGTTTACAATGGAATCAAAATGGGAAAACTCATGATTGAAAAACTTGGTTATAAGCTACATTTCAAAAAAGCAAAACACCCAAAAAAGTTTTATTTATAGAAATTTTTCTAATTTTTCTATAAAAGGTTTAACCATGGGATGGTCTTGTATGTCGGAATAATCCATCCCCTTTGACTTCATGTATTTTATTGTCTCAATTATTCTCTCTAAACTTGTCCCAACAATTTTTGATGCTTGAGGATATTGCTCAATGAATTGGGACAATCTGAATATTTTTTTTACGTCCTCAATCGGCATTTTCAAACTAAAAACTAACCTACCTAGCATGTTTTTTGCATATTGGTCTGCATCTAATTCCATCTCCCAATATTGTTCATAAATTTTTTCGAAATCTTCCAAATCAAAATCAGAGAGAGGATTGGGCATTTTTATATCTGAAATTTGTTGTTCGTGCCTTATTTCATGAAATAAAGTGTAGAGAAAATCTCCCAAAGATGACATTTGACTCGGAGCACAAATGATGATTTGGTCTCTTGTTCTGACACCTAAGTATGTTGTACAAGCATTCAAAAATTTTACATTATAATTAGATTTTTCTATGAAATTTTTTACAAAATTTTTAATCATAGGAATCCGGTCCAAATAAGCTTGTTGAAACTGGGATTCAAACCTTTTCAACACATTATCTAAATTAGACGGTGAGTCTTTGGATTCGGACTCACTAAAATTTTTTTTGATTGAATTACGCATTTTGTATAAATACAGAAAAAGGGACTTATCGTCCCTTTTTTGTAATTTTTATTTCATCTTTTTCAACTTTCAAATGATAAGTTTTTCCTTCGATAAATTTTCCTGTCAGAACTTCTTCAGAGATTAAATCCTCAACTTTGTCTTGTATTGCTCTTTTCAAAGGTCTGGCACCATACAATTCATCGTACCCAATTTTTGATAAATATTCAATCAGAGTATCATCGTAGGTTACTGTGTACTTCAAATCATAAAGTCTCTTAGACAGTTTTTTCAGTTCAATTTCAGTAATTTTTTTGATATCCTCTTTAGAGAGAGAATTAAAAACAATTGTGTCGTCAATTCTATTCAAGAATTCAGGTGAAAAGAAATTTTTCATTTCTTTCATTAAAACTTGTTTTCTTGCTTCTTCATTTGAATAAGAATTTGAAAATCCAATACCAGTACCAAAATCTTGTAATTTTTTTACACCTAAGTTTGTGGTCAAAATAATCAAAGTATTTTTGAAATTGATTTTTCGACCGAGTGAGTCTGTAACGTGACCCTCATCTAAAATTTGTAAAAGTATTGTGAAAACATCTTTATGCGCTTTCTCAACTTCATCGAATAAAATTACAGAGTAAGGTTTGTTTTTAACTTTTTCAGTCAACTGTCCGCCCTCATCATATCCCACGTAACCTGGAGGTGCACCAACTAATTTTGAAACGGTGTGTTTTTCTTGGTACTCACTCATGTCCACTCTAATAAGAGCATCTTCTGAACCGAACATTTCTTTCGCAAGTTGTTTGGCAAGGTGTGTTTTACCGACACCAGTTGAACCTAAGAAGATGAAAGAACCAATTGGTCTATTTGGGTCTTTGATTCCTAAACGATTCCTCTTTATAGATTTGACCACTTTGATGACTGCTGAATCTTGTCCTATGACTTTACCCGTGAGTTCTTTGTCCAAATTTATAAGTGATTTAGTATCATCTACAGTCATCTTGTTCACAGGAATTTTCGTCATGTTTGAGACCACATCATAAACCATCGTCGTAGTTATTTCCTGTTTTTGTTTTTCCATCTCCTCATCAAATTTTTTCTTTTCCGAGTCCAACTTGTCTAACAACTTTTTTTCTTTATCCCGTAGTTGAGCTGCTTGTTCGTAATTCTGTTTTTTTACAACGTCAATTTTTTGTTGTTTTATTTCTGCGGCTTTTTTCTTCAGTTCTTCGATAACTTCAGGAATTTTTACTTCGGTCTGCATACGTGCACCAACTTCATCCAAGATATCAAAAGCTTTATCAGGGAACTCTCGGTCTGTGATATATCTCTCAGCTAATTTGACGCAAATTTCAATTACTTCGTCTGAGTATCTAACCTTGTGATATGATTCGTATTTAGAACGAATATTTTTTAAAATTTCGATAGTTTCTGCAACAGAAGATGCTTCTACAATAACTTTTTGGAATCGTCTTTCTAAAGCTCCATCTTTTTCAATGTTTTTTCTGAATTCATCCAATGTTGTTGCTCCAATAATTTGAATCTCACCACGAGAGAGGGCTGGTTTGAAAATATTGGAACCATCCATAGAACCTGCAGAATTACCAGACCCAACTAAAGTGTGAACCTCATCAATAAAAACAATAATGTTCGGGTTTGCTTGTAATTCTTCAATAATAACTTTCATCCTTTCCTCGAATTGCCCCCTATACTTTGTTCCGGCAACGACAGAGGTTAAATCTAAATTCACAATCCTTTTATCAATTAGATTTTTTGGGCATTCACCATTCACAATCTTCATTGCCAAACCTTCAACAATCGCAGTTTTACCACAACCAGGTTCTCCTAAAATAATGGGGTTATTTTTTTTTCGTCTAGAAAGAATTTGTGCAATCCTCAAGATTTCTCGGTCTCTACCAATTACAGGGTCTAATTTACCTTCAGATGCAAGTTTGTTTAAATCTCTACTGAAATTGTCCAAAACTGGAGAAGAACTGTCAGAGGTTTTTTGTTTTCTACTTGTTTTCATGTCATCATCATCCATTAGTTCATTCATAGTATGTATTTTTTACAAAGATGTATCAAAAAATGTACACAAACAAATAATTTGTAAAATTGTCATAATAATTTTTTTTTACATGACATTATGACATTTATCTGTTTACGGCACAAAAGTTGAATCTAATTATATAAATAATAAACCTCAAAAACAAAAAAAACTATGATTTTATCAAACAATGAATTGAACAGAATTTTCGATGAAATTTTCAACGGAACTTCAAACTCTTATTACAAAACCTCAGTAATTTCAAAAAATTCAAATGAAGAGAATTATGAAATAAACCAAACTAAGGATGGTGCATATCTTTTCTTCGAGGTTCCAGGTTTTAACAAATCTAATTTGAAAGTTGAAATGGAAGACGGAATTTTAATTATTGAAGGAAAAAGAGTTTATAAGTTGAACGGAGAGGAAAAAACTAAATCTTTTTCCAAAGAATTTAAAATTGGTAAGGAGTATAATTCATCCGAGATTGAGGCCACGATAGAAGACGGTCTACTAACGGTATTCGTACCTAATTATAAAAAGCAAGAGAAAAAAAGAATCAATCTCCTTTGATGAAAAACCCTCAATTAGTTTGAGGGTTTTTTTCGCACCAATCTATTATCAAATGAACTCTGTCTTCATCACCCTCGTTCATAAAAGAGTGAGGTAATTTATCATTATTCATTTCCCAAATTTCACCAACTTTCATGTTTAGAGATTCTTCACCTACTTTGAATATACACCTTTCATTTGTAATAATGGGAATATGTATTCTTCTTGAGAATTTGAAAGTATTATTTGCACTATCTACGTGAGTTGGTATAATAGTTTTTTTGTAAAGCTTGGTTAAAATTGCTCTGAGTAAATAACCTAACCCTTCGGTGTGTTTTTTTATAACCTCGGATATATTTTTCAAATCATCCTCAAAGAATACGTAATTTTTCGTTAAAACAGGATTGAAATTAGTTGAAAAAAAATCGTCATCATAAACTATTTTTATTGTTTGTGTGTTGACCATATCAGTACATGCCTTTTGTCTCAAAGTAAATTCATTCCAATCCACCTTATTTTCATTCAAAATTTTCAAAATATTGGACACGTCGTAGTTCCCATAATATCTAAAAGATTCATTTACATTCATACTTATAATTATAATTCTTTAGTTAAAATAAAACTTATAAAATTTTTTTATGTCAGTAATCAAAGAAACAATAGAAGGTACTAGAATTATAAATGAGATAAAGTCATCTAATTTGAAAAAAACCGAATATGACACAGAGACAAAAATGATGGTTGTTGAATTTTTGAATGGTTCAAGATATCAATACGAAGATGTACCACATCAAATATATACAAGATTTAGGTTGTCCGAATCTCAAGGGAAATTTTTTTCAACCGAAATTTCCAAAAAATACAAATTCAAAAAACTATAATTTTCGCAGTATTTATTGTGGATGAATAAGTTTCAAAAAATTTTAGATAGTTTTTCTTTACAAGAAAATTTAAATCCCAAGGTATGGGATAATTACGAAGATATTGACAAGGCGTCTCTGAAACCTAATATAAGAAAAAAATTATTAGAAATTGCTGACGAATTTTCAGATAATTTAGGGGATGACGTTTTTGTTGAAGATATTGTTTTGATGGGTTCGTTGGCCAATTATAATTGGTCAGAATTTTCTGACTTTGATTTACATTTATTGGTAGATTTCGAAAAATACGGGAAAGAGGAAGATTTATATAGAGAAATGTTTGATTTGAAAAAAGATAAATTCAACAACAAACATGAAATTACCATTTATGGATACGATGTAGAAGTTTATGCTCAAGGAGCTGATGATGAGCATTCAAGTAGTGCGGTCTATTCAATTATGAATGATGAATGGATTCAAAAACCCAAAAAAGAAAATGCGGAAGTAGATTTTGATTTCTTGAAAAAGAAAGTTAAAGGATGGATTTCAAAAATTGATGATACTATCGAAAGTGAAGATATTGAAAAAATGAAATCTCTTAAAGAAAAAATAAAAAAATATCGGAAAGCCGGATTAGAAAGAGAGGGTGAATTTTCATATGAAAACTTGGTATTCAAATTTCTTAGAAGGTCGGAAATGATTGGTAAACTTTTTGGGGCTTTAAACAAAGAAAAAGATAGAAAACTTTCCATCGAATCCAAATTAAATGAACAAACACAAAGTGACAGATTATTCGGCTCTTCTGAGGTTGAAATTCCAATTGATGGTGCTCATGCAGGTCAAAGTGGATGGCCGAGTGCTAATGCTTGGGACATAAAAGCACCAATTGGAGAACCTGTATATGCAATTGCTAACGGCACTGTAACCACTTTTGAAGATTATGGGCCGAAAATAATCAAAACGAATGGTAAAAAATTATATGGTGCAGGATTTACGGTTAAAAGTACTGATGGTTTACCAAATGTTTTTTATACACATTTACAAAACGTTCAGGTTCGAAAGGGCTCATCTGTTCAGTGTGGACAGTTATTAGGTTATGTCATGGATATGCCTGGTAGTTCTTATGACCACGTGCACATCGGGGTAGAATGGGGACATAACATCAGAGAATTTTTAAATGATGATGGTACACTAAAATGCTCCAAAGGTAGTATTCAAGCGGCACCAAAGTCTGAGAGAAAGAAAAAATTTAATAAAGAACAAGAGATGGTTTGGAACACATTGTCAGACTCTGTTTTTTTGAAAAAAATAATGTCATATGTTCAAGATGGATTATATTTTGAATATACACCTGGTCAAAAAATTCCTTATGAACAACCAGTAGAAGTTATACAGTCTGGTTTACAATTTTTAGGGTTTTCATTACCAAAATACGGAGTGGATGGAAAGTACGGACCTGAAACTCAAGGAGCAGTGAAAGATTTTCAATCGAGTAACGGTTTACCACAAACAGGAATTTTCGGTGTAGAAGACTCAAAATATCTTTTAGCGATGTTGATACAGAAAGGGTTTTCTGATTCTAACTTGAGGGGTTTACAGTACGAAAGGGATTTTGATTTAGAATATAAAGCAGACCAAGAATTTTATGAAACCTTACTGAGAAAATTGGGTGCCCCTATTACAAATGAAAATATGAAATTTTTACTTGCTTGGAGACAAGCTGAGGGCAAAGCGGGAAACTTCAACCCATTCAATACCACTCACAAGCTAGAAAATTCAACTGATTTTAATTCTGTAGGAGTTCAAAATTATCAAACATTAGATGATGGAATGTATGCAACTCTCAGGACCTTGACGAATGGGAGGTACAATTGTATTGTATCAGGCTTGATAAATGATATTGGCGCATCGGAAATTGCTAAATGTTCCTCTTTGAAGACATGGGGAACAGGGGATTTAGTTGAAAAAGTGATTGATGGTTATGAGAATGGTGCATCGATTAAAAGCCCAAGTCTCAGATAATTAGATTATTTCTCAAAACTCTTATATTTATAAAGAAAAATTAGATGGCCTTAGTAACATATCTTTTAGGACCCTGTTCTGGTGGTTCTGCGATTTTAGTAGATTTTGATAGTTCGTCACTTCCTGCGGTGAATGGTAACTATTATTTGACTTTTACAGGGGCAACTCCTGAGGGATGTTATGATATAATTGACAATGCTGAGCCTGCTACAGGTGTCGATAAAGTTCTTACCATGTCATCTAATTATGGTGATTGTGGCACATGTTTAGTGGTCCCAACCCCTACTCCAACAGCTTCAGTCACACCAACCCAAACATCTTCGCAAACTCCAACTCCGACAAAGACACCAACACAAACACCAACTCCGACAAAGACACCAACACAAACACCAACTAATACAGCAACAAATACAGCAACACCAACTAATACATCTACTCCAACACAAACGCCAACTAATACAGCAACTAACACGGCATCTCCAACACAAACGCCAACTAATACAACAACAAATACAGCAACACCAACTAATACACCTACTCAAACTCAAACCCCTACCAATACATCAACTAATACACCGACACCAACAAAGACTCCTACTCAAACTCAAACCCCTACCAATACATCAACTAATACACCGACACCAACAAAGACTCCGACACCGACTCCAACTCCTCCTGGTTTTTGGGAAATCGTGGATTGTTTCGGTACTTCATCTATTGTTGAAATTTCAGGTGTATCCCCAAGTATTGGAGAAATGTATTTATTCACATTTGACAATAACAATTTAGATTATAATTGTTATTTTGTCACCGATACAAGTTACGGTCCGATAGTTGCTACTGCAATATACAATGATGGTCCATTTGTTGATTGTGCTGAATGTGGTGTGGTATATACTGGAACCTCAGTGAATCAAAATTATGAATATACTGCGGGTATGTTAGGTTCTTTCAGTGGCGGAACATTACCACCAGGAACACAAGTACCTCATCCGGGATATGCAACTCAAAACGGAATAGCAATCCAACTAAACGCCATAACATTAGGAGGATTTAACGGACTCAATAATTAAAACATATAAAAAAATATAAAAATGGGAGACTTAAAACCAATAGGGAGTGAAAAACTCACAGGTCAAGACAAAATCAAAAGAATTCTTGAAATCGCTAAGTATAATGAAACAATTCCGAATTCAGTAAACGAAACGGCAAAATCATTCTATTCAATAAATCTAGCCGATGGTAATGATTATCAGATTGTAAAAGAAAAACAAGGATATATAATCAAGAAAATAGTTTCTGAGTCTGAGTTAGATTACATAGAGCCTATGAAAAATAGGAAGTATTATTCTTCATATTCACAGGCGTTCAAGAGACTAAATCTATTGGCCGGAGAGTTGAATAGATTGAATGAAAATGAAGGTGGAGTAGAATTATATGGTGAACAAAAGAAATTTGTTCTGAAAACTCCTAAACCTGAACCCGTTGATGCAGAACCACCGGCACCACCAGCAGAACCGCCAGCGGTTCCTCAACCAGAATTACCTGATTCACCTGTTGGAGGGGAAGAAGAAATGGATATGAGTGCTGAAGAAATGCCTGATGGTGAACTTGAATTGGATGCAGATATGGAAATGGATGATACAGAATCTGCTCCTGAGGGTGAACCTGAAATGGATGATTCTTCAGAAGATATGTCATCGGCATCTGATGAGATGGTAACATTCAAGACAATTCAAAAATTGACAGGAAAACTTACACAAAAAATTAGAGAGTTTGATAATCAAGACGGGATGACTTCCGAAGACATAAAATATGTAATAAACATGGTTCTTTCTTCATTAGATTTGAAAAACTTATCTGAGGAAGACAAAGAGGATATCATGTCTAAATTTGAAGATGCGGAAGAAAGACCTGAAGGAGATATGGACACGGATATGTCTGATGATGAATTGTCATTAGATGATGAGGATATTACCTCAGATTCGGAAGTTGAAGATATTGAAGTAGATATGGACAAACCAAAGGCTGAGATGGGTGAAATGAACTCTGGAAACGGTTCAATACTTGATAGTATCTTCAAAGAATCAAAAGTTGATAAAGTTTTATCAAGATATTTCGAAATCACAAAGAAGGAAATCTTGGAGTCAAAAGAAAAAAAACAAAGAAAAAGTAAAATACAAGAGGTAACTCTAAGAAAAAAAATGACAGAAGTAGTGAAACTTTCTGAGTCTGTTAAACAAGAACTTGTCTCAGAAAAATTTTTAAGAGCAAATCCTTCTTTCAATGTTGTTGGTAAAACAAATAAAAAAAATATAGTTTTTGAAAATAACCAAAAACAAATTAAAATATCACCTGAGGGAGAAATTTTATGAGTAAATTGGTTTTCGTTAATGGTTTAGGACCTAACTACAAAGGCGATAACATTTACGAATTCATATTTTCTGACGAAAATTTGGAAGATGTTTGGGGAGAAAATTGGGAATCAAAACCAAGTAATGGTTATCCATCACCTCCGAATTTGAAATATATAAAAAAGGTAGGAGTTTTGAGAAATACTGATGTTAAATTGGAATTGATTCAGAACTCCGATTTTTTTTGTATGATAGATGCCTTAGATGATGTAGTTGCGATGGCTTGGGAACCTGAAGAAATAAAGGGACATAAAAGAATGATTTTTAGGTTCGGAGAGTCAGAGCAAGTTATAAAAGATAAATTATACGAGAGAGATTTGATTCTCGAATTTGAAAAGAAAGTTGTATATGAAAATTAAAATGAAAGCTTTGGAACTTATTGAAAAAGGAATCCCTTCAAGAACTGTTCTGAAATTGAATGAATCTGAAATAAATTTATTACATTCAAAATTATTTGGTGAACAAATACAATCCAAAGGTGCTCCCGTACAAATCAAAAGTACAACACCAAATGCGATTCAAACGGTAAAAAACTTATCTACACAGGGGGTTCCTGTTCAGATGATTGAAAAAGAATTAGAGGAAGAGGAAGAAGTTGATATGGACCCAAATCAGAAGAAACAAACTCAAGACCCACAACAAGTTGGTCCAAGTTCAAACGATGGGTTCGGACCGGATAAAACAGAAGACTCTTCCATGAATGATGATGGTATGTATAATTTTGAATCGATTGAAGAGTCAAAAAAGAAAAATGCGAAAAATCCCTGGGCTATTTGTACTGCAAAAATGGGAGAAGAATTCGGAACTACGGAAAGAAGTGAGTGGACAAAAAAACAAAAAGCCAAGTATGAAAGTTGTGTTATGGGTGTGAAAAAATCTTTGGAAGAAAGTAAAAAAAATGTATCTTTGTTTTTAGAAACAGAAATTCAAAAAATTGTCGAAAGACATCTTTCTCCAAAAATTACAAAAAAAGACCTCATGAAATACTTGAGAGAATCGGAACCAGCTACAGCACCCCCAAAACCGGCTACACCTACAAAACCGGCTACACCTACAAAACCAAAACCTAGACCCATGAGACCTGGACAAAATCCTAATCCAGGTGAAAAAGAGTCACCGATGGCAGTTGAACCAGAAAAAGTCAAAGACAAAGTTATATCTACTATAATGAAAATGTTGAGAAAAAAATGAAAAAAAGAACATTAGAAGCAATTGATTATGGGAATTATCCTGAGAGGATGGACCCAAACTTAGAAAGAAAACTTTCAAGTCCCGAAAATTTATATGCTAGCTCACCAGCATTCCAAAAAGGGGTTGAAGATGTAGAAAGGTTAGCAACAGAACGTTTCAAAACGGTCGTTGATAAGCTGCGTCAAGTCAAAGGGATGGAAAGACTAACTCCTAATGTAATTCAAAGAATTTATATGGAGGAGATGAGTAAGGTACCTATGATTTTAAGAATCGAATCTCAACATAGAGAGGAATTGGAAGAATTGGCTAAAGATGTTTGTTTGGATGAAACTGAGACACCTGAGGATTGGTATCAAATTGAAGCCATGTTAAATAGAGAACCTATTGACGTGGACAATTTTAGATACGAACCCGAAGAACCCGAAGATGAAGATGATGAAAATGAAGAAAAAAAACAGAGTTTGAGTTTTGATGATTTTGATATTGAAAATTTGACACCACAAGAAGAGTTTGAGTTAGAGAAACACAAAAGAAATATTATAAATGCTCTTGTTCAGGGTGCCGCAAAAAAAGGACACTACTTATTTCAAAAACCTGAAGTTAAAACTAAACTTGACGCAATCGACTCAAGATTGTACCCAGCTTATTTGGGGGTTATGGCCGTCAATGATTTATTGTATTTCACCATGGAACAAATGATTGAACACATGTCAGCCACAGGAAATGGTGTTGCCGGTAAAGTATCGTTGGAGGATGCTGATGACAAAGGAGGAGAAGGAGAAGAAGATTCTCAAGATAAACCAGACACCAAAATAGTTGCCGAGGGTTTATTTTTTCCAATTTTATGTCATGAAATTATTAAAGGAATCAAAAAGGCTAACGCTAGATTTGGTCTACCCAAGGACCCTCAAATGCGTGAAAAAGTGAAAGCAGCTGTTGATGTTCTCTCTAACGAACCCATGCAGTTGCGGTTAGGACCTCCTGTTGTAGAAAAACTTAGATTTGCGTTACCCGACGAAATGTTTCTTCCTGAAAATAAAGGTTTGATAAACTGGTTTGAAATCGAATTATACCAAATTCCAAATCGTGAATTTCTTCAAATTTTTGGCGATACAATTTCAAAGATTCCATCAAAAGTTTCAAAGGCTAAAGAACGTTACAGAGAAATCATGAAAAAAGCGATGGAACTTAAAAAAGAGTATGAAGATTATTTGAAAACTCAAAAGAAAAGTGATGATTCCGATATTGACGATGACGATAGTTTGGACGACTTCTTGAGTAATTTAGGTATAAGTCGACCCAAATAATTTTGGATGACGAAAGAACAACTAATTATTGAATATACAAAATGCATGAGGAACACTCCGTATGCATTAAAAACTTATTTACAAACTTACGATAACACGGTATCTAAGTACGTTCCTTTAGATTTATTTCCTGACCAAGTAAGATTGATTGAAGATTATGATGCTCATAATGAAAATATTGCCCTAAAATACAGACAAGCAGGTGTTTCTACCGTGACAGCAGCTTGGGCTTCAAAAAAATTAGTTTTCGCAAAAAAACAAAAACCTGAAAAAATTCTAATAATTGCCAATAAACTTGACACTTCCGTCGAGATGGCTAACAAAATAAGGTCGTTCACGGAACAATGGCCTGAGTGGGTTGGTATCGGGTTTTCTGCAGAAAAAAACTCACAAAGACATTTCAAACTTTCAAATGATTGTGAAGTAAAGGCAGTTGCTACATCTAAAGATGCCTTACGTGGTTACACACCTACAATATTAATTTTTGATGAAGCAGCGTTCATTGAGGCGGACAATGATTTTTGGTCTGCATGTATGGCCTCACTTTCTACAGGTGGTAAAGTTATAGTTGTTTCAACACCAAACGGATATGACCCAATCTATTATGAAATTTATGACCAAGCACTCAGAGGAATGAATGAGTTCAAAATTTCAGAAATGTTTTGGTATCGAGACCCGAGATATACAAAAGACCTTTATGTTGTAAAAACAAACGACTTAGTTCATTTTCTTCTCAATAGAGAAGACTACGCCAAAGATGTAGTTATTGACCTTTCAATAGAAAATCCATATGAGAGAGACCATTCAATTACAACAGATTACATAAACAAGGGTTATAAACCATGTTCTGCGTGGTTCGAAGGAATGGTCAAAAAACTAAAATTTGACCGAAGAAAAGTTGCCCAAGAATTGGAGTGTAATTTTTTGGGTTCAGGTGATAATGTTTTTGAGTCTGAATTGATGCAAAATATTGCAAAAAACAGTCTCCGAGAGCCACAAGCTAAATTGATGGGAAGTTCTCTTTGGATTTTCAAAGAACCTGAAAATAATCATAAGTACGTAATGGGTGTTGACGTTTCAAGAGGTGATTCTGAGGATTTTTCATGTATAGAAATTATTGACTTTGATACCAAAGAACAAGTATTAGAATATGTAGGTAAAATCCCTCCAGATGTACTTGCGGAGATTGCTTACAAATGGGGTACAATGTACAGAGCTTACTGTGTTATTGATATAACTGGTGGAATGGGAATTTCTACTGCCCGAAAAATGCAAGAATTAAACTATGAGGGAGGTTTATATGTTGACAATATAGACCCAAATAAAAAATGGAAATGGGACCCAAAAGCTAATGAAAAAATACCTGGTATAAATTTTAATTCCAAAAGGGTTCAGATAATTGCATCTCTTGAAGAGGCAGTAAGACATGATTTTAAAATCTATTCCAATCGTTTATATAACGAAATGAATACCTTTATTTTTATAAACGGTAGGCCTGACCATCAAAAGGGACACCATGATGATTGTATAATGGCCATATCTATGGCGATATATGTTGCAGAGAAATCATTTCAATCATTACAAAAAGTTGTCAACCACACTAAAGCAATGTTAAATTCATGGACCTCAACCGTAAACGAAAATAAAAACACCTCAGATTATTTTAATCCTATGGTTCCTCAGTCTAATCGTAATTCAGGTATATATCCAACAAACGGTCCAACTAAGGCCGATTATCAAAAATATGGGTGGTTATTTGGGACCAAATAACTATTTATATTATTGATTAGACAAGTAAAATTAAAAAATGAGTGAACAGAATTTAACGATTTGGCAAAGGTTATCCAAAACCTTTGGACCCAATTCTTTGTTAGGTCAAGATTATCCCACATATAAGTTTGACAAAAAAGTATTATTACGTACAACTGACAGAACTGAATATGAGAGGGAAAAGTTACAAGCACAACAAAGTTTTTATTTAGCAAATCAGTGGGCTAAAGTTGAAAACAATCTATACTCTCAGGCCATTTATTATGAACCATCAAGGTTATCGGCACAATATGATTATGAGTCAATGGAATACACGCCTGAAATTTCCGCAGCTTTGGACATTTATGCTGAGGAATCAACAACAACTAATGAAGATGGATTTATTTTGCAAATTTACTCGGAATCTAAAAGAATCAAATCAGTTTTAGCTGACCTTTTCAACAATACTTTAGATATAAACACAAATCTACCCATGTGGACAAGAAACACTTGTAAGTATGGTGATAACTTCGTTTATCTTAAATTGGACCCTGAAAAAGGAATTGTTGGTTGTCAACAATTACCTACAATCGAAATCGAAAGAAGAGAAGTGGGAACATCACAGAAAATTACAGTTGAACCTGATAAGCCTGAAGATAGAAAAGCACTTCACTTTGATTGGAAAAATAAAAACATGACATTCCAATCATGGGAAATTGCACATTTTAGATTATTAGGTGATGACAGGAGGTTACCTTACGGTACTTCAATGTTAGAAAAAGCAAGAAGAATTTGGAAACAATTATTATTATCTGAAGATGCGATGTTGATTTATCGTACTTCTAGAGCACCTGAAAGAAGAATTTTCAAAGTTTTCGTCGGAAACATGAACGATGATGATGTTGAAGCATATGTACAGCGTGTTGCCAACAAATTCAAGAGGGAACAAATAGTAGATAGTAAAACGGGTCAAGTTGATATGAGATTTAATCAGATGGCGGTAGACCAAGATTATTTCGTTCCTGTCAGAGACCCAGCAGCACCGAGTCCAATTGACACACTTCCTGGTGCACAAAATTTATCAGAAATTGCTGATATTGAATATATTCAGAAAAAATTACTAACAGCTCTTAGAGTTCCTAAAGCATTTTTAGGATTTGAGGAGGTGGTAGGTGATGGTAAAAACCTTTCCTTACAAGACATCAGGTTTGCCAGAACAATCAATAGGATTCAAAAAAGTATGCTACAGGAATTAAATAAAATTGCAATTGTACATTTATTCCTTTTAGGCTTTGAAGATGAACTTGAGAATTTTACTTTAGGTCTTACAAATCCCTCTACTCAAGCCGACCTACTCAAAATTGATGTTTGGAAAGAAAAGGTCACACTATATAAAGATATGGTATCTGACCCAGGAGGTGGAATATCTGCAACATCTACAACCTGGGCTAAAAAACATATTTTTGGTTGGTCAGATGATGAAGTCAAATTGGATTTACAACAACAAAGATTAGAAAGAGCTGTGGGTGAAGAATTGAAAGCAACACCAACGGTAATAACAAAAACAGGAATATTTGATAATTTAGACAAACTATATGGGTCAACCACTGGAGGAACTACAACACAATCAGCACCTGAAACAGGAGGATTTGAACCCTCAGGTGCGGAAACAATGGCACCACCGCCCCCAGAACAACCAGCACCTGAAGCTCCAGCAGCACCTGGAGCAACTCCTGAGGGAGGTGAAGTTACACCAGAATCCAAAACTAAAGAATTAAATATTTTAGTTGAAAATAACTTTATTGAAGGTCCAACAAACATAGATTTATCACATGGACAAAATTCTTTGGGTGAAATTACAAAGGAGTTAAACAAGTTACTAAATTCATAATATTTATTTGTAAATCCACAGTAATGACATTCGGACAGATAAAAACCGCCATAGAAAACCATCTTATTGAATCTTATAAAAATGAAAAAGATTTTAAGAAAAGTATCAATGAATTCAGGTCTAACATATTGAATAATAAATCAATATCTAAACTTTACTCTATTTACGACCAATTGTCTACAAATCAAGGTCTGAATGAAAGCGACGCTAAAGATTTTTTAGAAGAGGGTTTGTCTGTAATCAATAGAATCTTACCTACAATAAAATTACCCAAACTTGCTAAGGAAAATACAAATAACAATTATAAAAACATAGACACTTTAGTTTATACGAATAATTTAAATTTGTCTGAACGTGTAAATGCGAAAAAAGAAATTATCCAAATTCTAAAATCGAAAAAAGAAAATTTAAAAGAGTCTATAAAGATACCTGTGTCTAGTATGGTCAAAATTGCGAATCAGACATTAGAAAATTACATCACAAACATGGATGAGGATTCTAAAAAAATTTTCATGAACGTCGTGAAAACAGATAGTAAAAACTTGATAGAAGATTATCAAAATTTGAAAGACTCCACAATAAATAAATTGAAAACAATTCTCACAAATGAATCTGAGGAAGAATTAAAATTCAAAATTGAAGAAACTATAGAAAAAATTCAAACTCAGGACTTTAATCAGATGAACTATGTGAAATTGATGAGTTTGGAAAAAAATTTATAAATTATTTTTTTTTCTCTGAGTGTATTTTGCTTTCAGTAATGCTTTTCTTTTAGTAACGGACTTTTTCTCAAATTCTTTCTTTTCAAGTAATTTTTGATTCTGTTTTGTCTTTATTACCTTGGATTTCAAAACTTTCAAAGCTTTCTCTAAATTTTCCGATTTGGTTATTTCAATAATCAACATATTTTATATATATTGTGTTTTTGACAATAAATAACTTTATGGTTACTTTTGTATCAAAATAAACTATGAAATATGAAAATGAATGAAAAAAGGAAAAAGTGTAAAATTAAATTTATTTACACCAATTAAATCGGTATACGGAACAGTAGATTCAAAAAATTTGAAATCAATTTACATAAATATTCAATCTTGGGTTTGTCCCAAAATTGAATATGATAATTGGAACAGAGTTGTTTGTAATTTAAACCGTGAAATAAAACATTCTGTATACAATTCAATATCACAAGAAATTTTTTTAGAAAAAAATATTGTTGATTTAGATTTGAGAACCAGTGGTATAAACAAAGGAAAAAAATCTTTTTTTAATTTAGAAGTAAATTTATTCGTTACACAGGACTACGAATTCAAGTCACCAATTTTAAAAGAAGGTATCAAAAAAATTGTAAAAAATATTTACACAAATAATATTTCCAACAACAAATATTTTGATTTTTCGAAATCAAAAAATTAAACAATACTAGCAATATATTTATCTTTTAAAAGGAAGAATGAAACAACTCAGAATTTTAGAAGCACATGAAACGGGGCACGGCATTTTGATTGAGATGGATGCTGGTTATGTTTCGCCGCGAGATGAACATAATGCTAATATGTTAAAAGAAGCAAAAAATTTAGATTATAGAAATCCTTTTGAATTTTATGCTGTACTTCAGAAATACGATACTCCGAATAGAAACGGAAGATTTTATCCTGAAAAAATATTGAAAAGAGAAGCCGACAGATATAGAAAAATAATTGAGAAAGGTTTATCTACTTCTGAATTGAATCATCCTGAATCTTCACTTATAGATTTAGATAGGGTTTCACATTTAATTACTGATGTTTGGTGGGATAAAAATATTTTGATGGGAAAATTAAAATTATTAACTACTCCAGGTTTTCATGAAAGAGGGATTGTTTCAAGTAAAGGTGATGTTGCGGCAAATTTAATGAGACAGGGTGTGACTATGGGGGTATCGTCGAGAGGGGTTGGTTCTCTAAAGAAAGTAGGAGAAAGAAATGAAGTTCAAGATGATTTTGAATTGATTTGTTTTGATTTGGTATCTTCTCCCTCTACACCAGGTGCTTACTTGTTCTCCGATGTAAATGACAGACATAAGTATGAAGAAAACCTCGAAGAAGAAAAAAAGGTAAAATCAGACCCTACCACAAACAAATCGCTTGATTTGATGAAAAAATTATCCGATTATTTAGGAAAATAATTTAACCATGGATGAAAAGTATTTTGTAGCAAAAATTCAATATGAATTGCCTGATGAAGCAACAGGAAAAATTAAAAAAATCAGAGAAGAAAAATTAGTAAAAGGTTTTTCAGTTACTGATGTTGAGGCCAAGGTAACCAAAAGATATCAATCTTTTTCGTATGATTGGCGGATAACCTCTGTTTCAGAAAGTAAAATTGATGAAGTTATAGAAAAATAAAAGTGGTCAAACGACCACTTTTTTTTTTGGTGATATTTATTGGTTATGGTAAAAAGAATTGTTGCATCAGGTAATATTGAAGGTACTGATTATGATTATTTATATAACACAAACAACTTTTCTTACTTTTTGCAATATTTGGACACTTACAGACCGTATGAGTTGAATTTTGCTGGATTATCAGAATTTCAAGATACTGGTGTTGAAACAAATGTTGTTTTTGACGTGGTTTTTAAAAACATAGAAGGTGTTAGTGTAAACGCAGTTGTCTTGGGTTCGGATTATAAAGATGTATTTAATTACGTGTCACAAAATTTGGGTAAAGTAATAAAAATAAGTAAATCAAATTTACAACTTACAAATATATAAGTCATGTTTCAATTAGCGGAAGGTCCTATAGGAGGTATTGAAGGTGGTGGAGGCAAGGGGTCCACAGGTTATTGGAATGTAATTTTAGAAAATGGAAACACCAACGTTTGGACAAATACTAACTCCGAGTTCGATTCAATTAAACAAATTACCCAAATTGAAAGTTATTATAAAGAAAATGGTATTACAATCAGACAAATGAAATTTGTTGATGGTGAGTACACAATTTGGGAAACTCCAAGAGATGCGAAATTTTATAGAGCAAAAATAAATTCTAATGACCCAAAAATAAAAAATAATTTACTAATAGCAGCAGAGAATTATGATGCGGCAATAACGGCAGCCCAAACCTTTGGAATTACAAAGTCTATTTCTGATAGGGAATTAATTTTTATGGGTTCAATAAGATAATTTTTATGGCAATTTATTTAGTTACAAAATTGGAAAATGGAAAAAGGAATACATTTGTTTGTGAAACAAATAATCTCTCTCCAACCAATTCTATTCCTGGAGAATATTTACAAATAAGTTATCAAAATGTTGATAGTCTTATAAATATGAATACAGAACTTCCAGTTTATATGACAATTTATTTTGATAGTTTCGGAACTAAAAAAACCTCATACATCTGCGGAAACTCATTCGATAGTGTATTTGATTTTCTTAGACGTAATTATGACGCCTCAGATTTTCAAGTCATAACTAAAACAAATTACAGTTGGTACGAAATTAGATAATATTATGGGTAATTATTTAGTAAATTGGACAAATGGAAGTTCTCAAGAGAATTTTTTAGTTATGGCCAATTCTTTTTCTTCTGCGGCAGACATCGTTTGGGTGAAAAAATCTTTCGAGGGTTCTATACAGTCTCTATATGCAACAAATCTGTCCATAGATAAAGAAATGGGTCGGAATGTTTATTATGTTGTTATGGGTGATGGTAGTAAATTTTTTATAACTTCAGAGACATGGTTAGATGCGAAGGGTTGGGTATATGAAACCTTGGGTTCAGATGTTGATACAATAATGTCTTTGGATAGGGTATATGTGTATTAAATTTTTTTTATTACTTGAAAATCAACTTTTTTGGTTTTAGGTAATATTTATAAGATAAAAATTAGATAATTTCTCATGCAAGAAAATAAAAATTTAGTAGAAGAGGCGCTCATTCAAATGAAAAACGTTGAAGAGGCTATCGCCGAGAATGCAAAAGGAATACTTGCTTCAACTATGAAGGAAGAAATCAACCAATTAGTAAAAGAATCTCTTTCTGAACAAGACGAGATTGAAGACGACGAAGTTGACATGTCTGATGAAGTGGAAGACACTGAAATGGACATGGATACTGATAAAATGGATGATTTTTCGGATGAAATTGAAATTGATTTCGAAAACGAACCCGAAACTCAAGATTTAACCGGTTTACCCAACGACGAACTTTTCAAAATCTTCAAACGTATGAATCCTGAGGATTCAATCACAGTTGTAAAAGATGGTAACAATTTACACATCACTGACGATGATTCTGATGTTGAATATTTAGTCAACATGGGTGAGTCTAAAAACAAAAGACAAACTATGAAAGAAGAAATGGAGGAAGCAACAATCGATGACATTATGGCTACTTTATTTGATGAACCAGAAACTGAAATGGAAGTAGATGTAGATTCAATGGATGATGATACTGAAACTGAAATGAATGTTGATGTCGATACCGACGATATGGAATCAGAAGACGAAGTAATGTATGAAATCGAACTAGGAGAAGATGACGATGAGGCTGATGATGAAGCTGATGATGAAGCTGATGATGAAGCTGATGAAATGGCTGAATCGGATGACTTAGAAGAATCGGATGACTTAGAAGAATCGGATGACTTAGAAGAATCTGATGACTTAGATGAGTCTGATGACTTAGAAGAATCTGATGACTTAGAAGAATCTGATGATTTGGAAGAATCAGATGACTTAGACGAGGGTAATTGGGAAGAATCTATAGAGGAGTCTTACAATCACAAGAAAGCGATAAAACCTAAAGGTGTTGGAATTGGCAAAGGTCCGAAATTCTCATATAAAACCACTACTAAAGGTGGTTTCAGTGAGGACAAAAAAGAAGGTCCTAAAACTATGGGAACTGGAAAGGCTAAATTCGAATACAAGAAAGGTGCTAATATGGAAGGTAAATCCAAAAAAGTTGAAACCAAAGAAGGTCGTCAGGGATATAAGGATAAAGAGGATGAAAAGTTGGGTATGAAGCATGGCAAAACTGCAATGAAACATCTCAAAGGTTCACACTCAAAAAAAGAAAAATCCCGCAGGGACGATGCAGGTTTTGAGAAGAGAGAAACTAAAGAAGCGGCTAGAACATACGGTATGGGTTCCAAAGAAGGTAGAGGCCTCAGAAAGGGCATTACCAACAACAGAAACTTCGTATATAGTGATAGCGGTGTAAAGGTAGAATCTCTTGAAGCAGAAGTTAGTATGTTGAGAGAAAAAAATGATGAGTATAGAAAAGCATTAAATGTTTTCAGAGAAAAATTGAATGAAGTTGCAATTTTCAATTCAAACTTAGCATATGCTACTAGACTTTTCACAGAACATTCAACAACTAAAAAAGAAAAAATAAACATTCTCAGAAGATTTGATGGAGTTGAAACTTTGAAAGAATCAAAAAATCTTTACAAAGCAATCAAGGACGAATTATCTACTGAGGAAACAAAACCAATAACTGAAGCTGTAGAAACAAAATTAAATAAAACAGTTTCTTCGGGTTCAGCAGTGAATCTTATTGAATCAAAAACTTATGAAAATCCTCAATTTTTGAGAATGAAAGATTTGATGAGTAAGATAAACTAAAAATAAATTAAAACAAAAATAATACTACAATGGGAGCATTATTAGAATCAGGTCTTGTTGGTAATATCGGTCTAAAACACCTTAAAGTTATCAAAGAAGACACAATCGGAAAATGGGACAAATTAGGATTCTTAGAGGGTCTTAAAGGTCACATGAGAGAAAACATCGCTCAGCTTTATGAAAACCAAGCTAGCTATTTAATAAACGAAGCTTCAACTACATCTGATACAGGTGCATTTGAAACTGTGGTTTTCCCTATCGTTAGAAGAGTATTCTCTAAATTGTTAGCTAACGATATCGTATCAGTACAGGCAATGAACTTACCTATTGGTAAATTGTTCTACTTTGTACCTAACATCCAGAACTATACAGATACTCCAACACTTGCTGGTGCTTCTGAGCACTACGCACCTTATGGAGCACCTAATGGTCCTGCAACACCTAACGAAGGGTATAATTACAACAATGGTAGAGACCTTTATGATAGATTTTATGAAGGTAATGAACCAGCGTTAGACCCACCAGGTTTGTTCGATTATTCGAAAGGTTCGTTTTCAACGATTACATCTGCTGTAACTTCAGTTGTAACTGCACAGTGGAATAACACAACGTTGAATCTTGAACCTGCTGCTTATGCTACTGATAACTACAGAAAAGTATTAGTAATCATGAGTGGTTTTGCAAATGCTGCAGCTGGTAAATTGATTGGACCAGACGGTAACCCAATCGATACAGAATCATTCTTGTCTGATTTAACAATTTATGGTGTTTCGGCAAACCCAACCACTGCAGGTGGTGGTCCTTACTTATTCAGAGTTGTTACTCAAAGATATGGTAAAGGTATAGTTCAGTACGGTAATAATAACGACACATTAGTGTGGCCTAATTCACTTACGGATGGTGGTCAATATGACAACATTTGTGATGTGAATGGTGACATTTATTTGGAAATCGACCTTCAAGTACCTGTATGTATTACATGTGGTAACTCAATGGACGGTTACACAGGGTCTACATTTTCTTCTACAACTGCGAACAACGCAGCTTTCTCAGCTACTTACAGATTGTATAAGAACTTGGAATTCGAAGATAAAATTGGTGAAGTTTCATTTGACCTTATGTCTGTAACAGTTTCAGTTACTGAAAGAAAGTTGAGAGCACAATGGTCACCTGAAATGGCACAAGACGTTGCGGCATTCCACAATATTGATGCTGAAGCTGAATTGACAGCTTTATTGTCTGAGCAAGTTGCTGCTGAAATCGATAGAGAAATCTTGAGAGACCTTAGAAAAGGTGCGGCATGGAACTTGAGATGGGACTACAACGGATGGAAGAGATTAGGTAATGGTACTGGTGCTGTTTCATACACTCAAAAAGACTGGAATCAAACTTTGATTACTGCAATCAACCAATTGTCAGCACAAATCCACAAATCAACTTTGAGAGGTGGTGCTAACTGGATTGTTGTGTCTTCTGAAGTTTCAGCAATTTTTGATGATTTGGAATATTTCCACGTATCAAACGCGGCACCTGAGCAAGACCAATACAACATGGGTATTGAAAGAGTAGGTACTTTAGCTGGTAGATACCAAGTTTATAGAGACCCTTACTTCCCACCAAACCAAGTATTGATTGGTCACAAAGGAACATCGCTTCTTGACACTGGTTACATTTACGCACCATATGTACCTTTACAACTTACTCCAACAATGTATAACCCATTCAACTTCACACCTATCAAGGGTATCATGACTAGATACGCTAAGAAAATGGTTAATAACCGTTTCTATGGTAGAATCACAGTTGATGGAGTTAGAACATTCGATTTGAAAGAGTTGAGATAATATGGTCTAACCGAAAATATAAAAGGGTCCTCAGGGACCCTTTTTTTATTTTTTAGATATTTCAGAGTTCAAAACCGATAGTGATTTGGAAATAAGTTCGGTTTCAATCATTGTAAATGCTCCTTTATCATACGCATACTCTAGTGATTTAGTAATAAAAATGATTGATTGTTCTAGTGTTAAATCGTTTATTAAATTTCTTAAATCTACAGGAGAATTATATCCAATAGATTGAAACAGGTATCCGATTGGTTGATTGTTAGCTTCCATATTAAAATTATGAGATATTTATAAATAATAATTGATTTCAATGAGAAAAACAATAAAAGAAGCTACAACATCTGCTAGTTCAGGTAAATTCAAAGTACCTGTGGTTTTAGCGCCTCAGATTTGGAACGATAAACAATTAGGTCCTTTCACTAACAAAGTTTATGATTATGATAATGCGGAATTGGCTTATGAGGAAGCGGATGGTGATTATTTAGAATCTCCCGAAGAACGAGAAAGGATTGAGAGAAATACGGATAAAATTTCTCAGGTTGATATGTATTTAAAAAAATTTTATACTGGTCAAAATGATGAAGAAGGTTCGGCTCTAAATCCTACAATGTCGGGTCTTCCCCCTGAGGATGTAGATTTTATAAATCAATCGTTGGGAGAACAATTGATTAGAGAAGATTTAGCCGTTTGGTTTGGAACTAAAAAAAAACCAAAAGGTAGTAATCAACCTAAAGGGCCTTGGGTCAATATATGTAGAAAAGAAAATGGTAAACATCCTCCTTGTGGTAGAAAAAACGCCTCATCAAAGGGTTATCCCAAGTGCAGAGCAGTTCATGTTGCATCAAAAATGAGTGCGTCACAAAAAAGAGCCGCATGTCAACAAAAACGTAAAGCCGAAAAAAGTGACCCTAAAGTTGGTAAAGGTAACAAACCAACCATGACATCTTACAAACCAAGAAAAGAATCCTTGGAAAGATTGATTAGAAAAATTATAAGGGAGAATTTTTAGTTGTTTTTTTCAAAATATTCTCTAAAGAGTGTTGGATATTACTTCTCATTTCTTTTTCGAGGGACTCTCTTCGATTTTCTAATTCCATATCGAACAAGTCTAACAATTCGTTGTACAATTCGGAATTTTCTATATAAACACTATAACTGTAAACGTGGTTGATTAGGAATAGTGTTCTTTGATGAATAACAACGAACATTCCAAAATTATCGTTTTTTATAAACCTTTTCAATGACCGTGGAGCGAAGGTCAATCTAGAGTCCGATTCTTTAATCAAATTTTTACAAATACCTATAGAGGTTTTTTCTTCGTAGGTTACTTCTGGTCTTGGGTCAAATTTTTCTTGAAGATATAGATAAACTTTATAAAGAAGTTTGGGTAAGTATCCGACAATTTTCTTTTCCATACAACAAAAATAAGGTGAAAAAATCAATTAACAATAAGAACCTGAACAATGTTTTTTTCCGTCCAAACCTGGCATTTTTCCTTGACATACTTGGACGGCATAACCGTTCGAATATGCTGAGGGGTAAACTT